GTCACGCTTAGATACGTTTTGAAAATGTTTCTATGTGGAGGTCACCCGTAAGGGCCCCCCATCATTTAAACGAACATAAATCATAGTAGATCCACTCCCGGTGTTACCCGGACCGGATCAATTATGACTAAGCGAGACGACACCGCTTACCTGAGAGGGCCTTTTATCCCCTCAAGTAAGTTACCATCCCATTTAAGGAAGACCCTACGTTAAATTATAGGTCGGGTCGGCAGAGGTCGACTCCCCGTAGGAAGCCAACTATGTCGCCTCGTCTTTACTACATAACAATGAAGTAGGACGAAGGCATAAGGCGCTATGCGCTAGCCGGAGGCTCTAATCAGTCTCCTGAGTGGCGAGTCTTCCCGAAAATGAATCCGGGTCTCTAAATTATTCCGATGGTTAATCGGCGAGTCTTCCTCCCTAGGACTAATCCTAGGTTGGTCTCTCTATTATTCCAACTCAGTAACCGCCAGCCTATCACCTAACGTGCAGGGAACGAAGTTTAAGAGGAAGTCTGAACCACCGACTTCCCAATAAACCCCTACCCTGGGAGCTTATTCGGCTCATAACGTGATCCGATACCTTCTCCTACCTCTTCTCGATCGGGGTTCACCCTAAGAAGTTACCGCGCAGGGCCTTTTGGGTCCTCGCCTGGTCATCACTTCGAGTCTATGTAGGAAAGGGGCTGCAAAGGACATAATTAATCCAGACTATGACTGGTTTCCAACTGCTTAGGAAGAGAAGTATTTCCACATCTTCACGAACCTATTCGGTGCCATCGTAAACGATGGAACATCCGAAAAACGTTCAGAAGTTCGAGGGAACAGGGCCACCGCACCTAGGTCAGATTCAATTGAATCTAACGTAAGTAGGGTGTTTTCCATTTCCTCTATGCTAAAATCCTTCTCATCCTCAAGAATGGTTCTAAGCTTTCCAATGTCACTAAGGACATCGAGATAAGGTTCTCTATACACATACTCAAAGAGTGAGTGTATAAAGCGCCTTTCCTGAGGATCGACATGATTACGCATTTCTGCGATAGCCAAATCGATCGAACTGAAGACAGGCCCAAGTTCTTGTCTAAAGAAGTAATTCGATAGATAAGTACGAGGACCCTTCTTTCCCTTAGGTGGTTTGTTAATACTAACAAACTGCCGTAAGAAAAGATCAACAGACTCAGGAGGAAACTCGATTGTTCCATAATGAGCTCTTGTCCGGTCGACCGTGACTAGTGTTTTGATATCCACTAGTCGCGGTTTCAAGTCGTCCAGACGTTTAATCATTCGAGCAGCGAAGCTGTCTCTGAATGACTGAACATCAGACGGCTCTATCTTCCGGGGTGCCTCTCCTGTATAGGAGAGATACTCAAGAAGACGTCCGGATTCGGGCCCTGGGGAAAGGTAGGCTAGAACTAAAGTTCTAGCCCGCCCTCCCAGGCATCGGATAGCTCCGTTCATTGATCCTAGGACTTTGTAACCAAAGCCTAGAACTCCTCCCAATTGAGTAACCGAAAGTTTGTACTTCCGGGCTAGCTCGATTGAGGCGGATAGGTTACGCATTCCCGCCACTATTTCCACTATTGGAACTGGGGACAGGTTTACGTTACCTACAATGAAACGTTTAGCAAATTCCAAGGCTCCTCGAGTAGACTCTAGCGATTTAGCTAGACCTACCGTAACTCCTAATTCTTCCAAGATTAGGAGGTACTCCCGAGAAACCCTTTCATTTGCTAGGACTATGTCATCCCCCAGGATGGCATAATCCGAGAACCATTCTCCGGGCTTGATAACTTTTGCCCTGAAGGCCGCCCACTGCACTATAGAATGGTGCGTGAGTGCCAACATGGCCCAAGAAGTCAATGCCCCCATTGGTTGTCCGACTGAATAGTATACCTTATCCATCCCCGAGCTTTCACAAGCTCTTTCAGGTAAGGCATACTCCCGAGAGACGAGGAGAATCATCCAAATGTTCGCTAAATGGGCTCCGATTAAGGAACTCAATAGCGTAGCTTGGATTTTCACTGGTAGTCTGTCAGTTGCTGCCGAAAGGTCAAAACTATTAAGTTTTATACCTTTCTTTCCTAACTCACCAAGGTGAGTCAGGGGCCGTTCCTGATCAAACGTTCCATCTTGCGGAATTAACCGTAAGATCTCGAACACTCGGTCATGTAGTGGGCGAAATACCCACTGCGTGATGCAGTCGACCATAGCGAATACACGAACCTTACCGGCAGGCTCATCCTTTAATCCTAGTTTACCTAAAGGAAGGTGAGGATAAGTTGTTCCCAACTTACCTTCAACATACTTTAGGCCTTCCTCAAACCAATTGAGGAACCTAGTATTACCAGTCGCCTTCATCCAATCTTTTAGATATGGAAGAAGAGGACTGAAACGCCAAGCGTGCAAGGTCATTATCACCCCGATAAACGAGGTAGATATATGACCCGACACGACAGGCGTGGATTTGGCTGCCATAAAAGGCTTAATCGGTAACGATCTCAGAGCCTCCCTCCGATCGTGTATAGCGTCCCATAAGAAGTCAGTGGAAAATTTCTTTTCCAAGGACTCCCTAAAGGGGCCACACACAAAAGAAGAGAACTCGGAGAGAGATTGACTCAAGTCAATCCCTCCGAACGGATCGGTAATCGTTGCCAATTTTACGCGTCCCGGAAACTCCACTACTCTATAAATAGAGAAGAGAGATAACCAGAACCGTACGTGGAAATGGGATCCCTTTCGTATCCACATCCTGTGAAGGATGGGAATACAACGAGGGATTCCACCTCCCCCCCGCGAAACTCGCGCCCCTAAGGGCGAAAGATCGTGGAGGGGATGACCCGCTATGGATTGCTGTAAATTTACGTACTGCGTTTTCAAGTAAATACAAAGAAAACGCAATCCGGATTTACGAGCAATTGAGGAACAATGACTTAAAAAGACTATCAAGACTCGAACAGTTGAACTTGACGTTCGTCCACCCACCACTCTTCCTATCTTTTCAAATAGGTTGATTAGTGGTCGACCTCTTTTTACAGAGATCTTGGCACTTACAAACTTACCTACAGTTAC